AGAGCCTTGCGAGCTTCGTTTGCTGTGTAGGCAGAGCCTAAGATAATTGCGCCTGCGACCCATCCCGCCATATTAGTTCCCCTTTCAACCTACGATTTTCACCCAGCCCACACGCTGGCACCTCATACAACCGACTCTCAAGTAATTCAATGTCACGGCAGTTGTCCTGGTTCTCGTATATGTCAGTCCACACAACCTCTTCATCGAACACCCTACCAGCTCTCTGAAAACCAGCTGGCACATCAAATTCCATTGGGGCCACCAGCACTTTTACTCCACTGTCTGTGTTGACTGCGATGGTTCCACTCTCAAGTCGAACCCTGTATTGCGTTTTGTGTGCAGCTCCAGTTAACACAGTCCACGGTGGTATCGTAATCGTGCGCTCGTACAGGCCAGGCAAGAATCGATGAGACGTTACAATTTTTGCCTGCTCCATATCGAGCAGCTCGCCCTGCATCTTAATCACCAGCTCGCGTTGATCTGCAACTGAGAGCTCCCCGCTCTCAAAGATGACTAAGCCACTCATGCTTTTATTCTATTGGTCTTTAATCGGTATGCAATACCTGCGATATCACTGTGCAATCACCTCACGCAAAGATGTCAAAGTCGGTGTTGGCCACAATCATGCCCTGTGGTTGGCCACCTAGTTTGTGGCTCCTGGTCATTCGGTTGTATTCGCCCCCGCCAAGCAGCAAGTACCCAAAGGAATCGCCAATGTGTGAGTGTTCGTTCTTGTTTGGGGCATCTCTGAATCGCTCCTGGCCGGCGCCAATTGCGACCCGCTTAAAGTGATATCCCCCAGCTAGCGCCTTTCTTAGCAGCTTGCACTCTCGGTTCACCATGAGACCTGGCTTTCCCTCTATGAGTCGCTGCATTGGGGCGGCAGATGACTCTCGCCTGACCTTGAAGTCGTTTGATGCTGTGGGCTGTGCCTTGAGACCCAGGGTTCTCAGGAAATCAAAGGCGGTGACCTCGTAGATGGCGTCTCTGGCCTGGCCTGCCGGGTCTCCCCAGATCATTACCTGGTGGTTTGGGTACCTGGCGTTGAGCTCGGCTAGCAGCTGGTGGCCAAACCTCTCGAGTCCCATGTCGAAGGTAACGATTTCGTGGTGAATCTCCCACCTTCCGTTTGGCAATCTCTGGCCAATGGTCGCAGCTGGTGTCAAACCGAAGTCAAGGCCCACCTGGATTGGCACCTGCGGGTTGACCGTGGTGTCGCCAGACATGGTTGAGTCGTTGTATTCTGGCCAAACCGGCCTGCCCTCTTGGACGTAGGTATACAGACCGCCCGCGTAGCACTTGATCCAATCTAGGTTCTTGCCAAGCAGCATCTGCTGGTAGTAGCCGGGCGGGAGGTTGTTGATGTTTTCTGCTTTTGGGTTCACCTTCCACCACTTGCCAGCTGAGAAGATGTGGTCGTTTGCCTCCGGGTTCTCTGGCAGCTCCTCTGGGTCTACCTCGACGATGCCCCCTGGCTGCTTCCAGAACTTCCACGCGTACTGGCCAGACATCTTTTCCTTCTCCGCTATCTTGTGCCACCAGTGATCGTCGTCCATGGGGTTGGTGTCCATCCAAATACCGTGCCAGGTGGCGCCACCATCTCTCTTGGTCGGGTATCGACCGACCCGGTGGGTGAGGCCATCGATCACCGCTTTTGGCAGCTCTCGGGCCTCGTTGACCCAGGCGCCGGTAAGCTCCAGAGACAACAGCTTTCGCACGTCTTTAGGTTGATCGAGGGCAAGGAATATCACCTCGCAGTCAATTCCCGCGGCCCCGTCTCTGGCCGGCAACCTGATGTGGTGCGTGATCGGTGGAGTCCACAGCATTGGGCCGAAGGTTGCCTCTGGGAAGAGGTCCAGCCAGGTTTTGATGGTTGTGGTTTTTAGCATTGGGTAGCTATTGCGTACAATTGCAAAACGCGTGTATCGGATGCCATCGATAGGGGAGGGCTTTTGCTTGACGGCCTTGATCATTACCTTGGCAGCGCACGCGTAGCTCTTGCCAGAGCCAACCGGGCCCATGACTCCCTGCACAAATGCGTTGGACCCAATGAAGTCGTAGACGGTTGGGGACCTAGAGAAGTCTAGGTTGAGGCCAGTTGTGGCCACGGCCTTGGTGGATTGCTCCTTAGTTCTTGCCACTTTGCACCTCGATCAGTTTCTCGAGGAAGTGTGCGGCCTTCTTTAGATCGTGGACCCCGTTTTTTTCCTTGTATCGGGTGACGTACTTGATGATCGAGCCCTCGAGGAACCCCAGGTCGTTGGCCACAATGTAGTCCCAGGGCTGGATTGCCTTGGTTTTGTAGTGACTGCCGCCCTCTTGCCTGTCATTTGCCTGGCTCATTGGTCCACCCTCCACGACGCCCACACAGAGAAGGCTAGCCAGGACACGGAATACAGCAAAAACCACCCCAGGTCGTTCATGTTTTGGTCTCCTTACGGTTTTCTAGGTTCCAGATGTGGTGATCTTGCCAGGCCACGGAGCGCTCGAGCTCTGCGACGCGGTTAAGGTGCATCTGGCACACACCCTCCCAGTGCTTTTGGCACTCTTTCCAGGCCACCTCGGCGCAGGCCAGCTCGTCCTCGGACCAGTGTTTGGCGTCTTGCCTGGACGCTACCCAGCTATCGAAGCTCATGTCTCTGGCTCCTGTTCCCTTGCCGGCGCAATTACGTTGACATCTAGCACCGACGGTTTATCTGATCCATCGTCCGGGTTATCAAGTAGTCCAGACGCTTTAGCAAGTAGACGGAGCACGCCAACTTTGTCGTAGAGTTCAACGTCCAACGTCTGCGAACCATCCTTCTCACGCCTGACCCTGATATTTTTGATTGCCTGCAAGGCGTGGTCAGGAATTTGACTTGCCGCTTTAACCTTGACATTTCCGTCCTCGTCCCACGTTAGGATATCTGTGATCTTGGTGTTGGCCATGCACAGCAAAGAAAACGCAATGGCCTCTCGGTTCTCCGTAATCGTGGCCGAGCGCTCCATGCGACGCTGGATAGAGCGCACCCCGCCCCAGTTCTTGAGGCTGGGCACCTGCTCGGATATACGGGATTTGGGCCTGGTCATCAGAACGGAATGTCTTCATCGAGGTCCACGAACCCGTTTGCCTTGGCTTTGTTGTGGTTGTCCTGGGCCGGGAAAGGTTTGTGAGCTGCGGAGTAGGCCTGGCCACCAGATTGCACCTCCTTGCCAATCTTTAGCTTTAGGTACGCCTTGCCGTTTTTGTCCACAAGGTTGAAAGCGTTGATGTAGTGCAACTTGCCGTCTGGCAGCATGAACTTGCCGGTCATGTCCCCCTGCCAATCCTCCTTCTTGTCTGCGTTGTTAAAAATCGACCCAAAGCCTGGTTTGTGTTCATAAGGTTTGTCATACGCCATCAAAAACTCCTTCCAAGAAAAGTTGAGGAAAATTTCGGAGAGACACCCCCGCTACGGTGTGGACGGGGGGGAGGGAAGGGGTGCCTTTCCCACAGCCAGCCCAGGCCAGGTCCACCGCAAAAGGTTGACCACCCCACCGCTCCTGGCTGCCAATCGCCTGACACGCAGCGTACCCCTGGCTGCGTACAAAAGCCATACGTTCGTTTGGCAATTGAACAGATTGGATTAGAGGCGCTGTGACGGGCTCGCACTGTGCGCCTGCTACCCTTGCCTACCCTACCCTGTGTCAGCGGCATGGCGGTACCTCAGATCGCGTCAGAGAGGCATCGGCGCCTATGAGGATCATCATCTCAACGATGGTCTCCGGGCTCTTGGGCATTGGCAAGCTCTCGGCTGCGTATCGATTCTTCAACTCCTCAAAGGTTGTAAAGATCATCTTAGAATCTAAACAATCTTCTAAAGTCTTTTTTAATTCTTTATTTATTTCTAAACCTATAGACATAAACAACCTATCTATACCTATGTTCTTCTGTGTTTCCACAACCGTATTAGGTTGTGTATGTGGTTGTGTATGGGAGCCCTTCTCATTCACAACCTTATTGGGTTGTGTATGAGTGGTGTCCTTTGGTTGTGCTTTAGCCTTTGGTTTCCTTGCCACGATGTCTCCTATTCTCTCTGGTCTGTTGTAGTGAAATCCGTCCCTGGTTGCTAGTCCTCCCAGCATCTCTTTGAGCCTCTTGCGGTTGGCCGCCATCTGCTCCTCTGTAAACTCTGGCTCCATTGCCTGCGCCGTCTCCTTCCTGGCCTGGTGTGGTGGCCTGGTGTCCTCCTGGCCGCTGGTGATAGCTATCGCGTCCTGGGACGTAACATTGGGATCGTAAATAACACGCGTGGTGTTAGCTCGCTCTCCCCTGAATCCCTTGGCCGTCACCTCGATGTATCCAGCTGCCACCAGAGCCTTTAGGTGCTTTGATATCGACTGCTGGCTCACCTGCATATCCTTGGCCAGCCTGGCCTGGCTCACCCACGTTATCCCGGCCCGGTTGCAGTAGCTGCACAGAATGGCCAGAGCTCGCAGCTGACCATCGGTGAGCTCGCGGTCTCGGATAGCTCGCAGTGGCACCACCGCCAAGCTGCGCTGATCCGGTGGCGCGTCCCTCTCCACAATCTTGGGTGGGCGCTTGGGCAACGTAAACTCAATCACTTTTGCTGTCTGTGTTCCCATATCACCATCATCTCTTGCCGTAGCGCCACTCTGGCGGCTTTCCCTCTTTTCTCTTCCACAGAATCGAGGTAAGCCAGGCGGGTCCTCTTGGAGCGATACTTCTTGAGTACGAACCTAGCCTCGTAATGCAAGAAAA